CGCTCGAACCCGCCGACGGCGCTCTCTGTGCAGCCCTCTCCCGGACCACCGTCGATCGCCTTGCGGCGAGCGGCCATGGCACCCGCAGCAGCCTCTACCGCCGCGTCAAGGACATCCGCCTTGCCCTGACGGCGATCGGTGTCCGGGCCGCGTGAGACGGTTCGGCGAGCGCGTGAGTAGGAGCCCATCATGAACGTCATTGCATCCAGATTCCCCGCGGTCCGGAACCCGCTCACCGAGATCGGACTCTGTGGTTGGGTCGGCCAGGCCGCGCCCGGCGACATCCTCGAATATCACCGTGGCTTCCTCGCGCTCGACACCATGCCGCAGGGCACGCGCCTTGCCGAACGGGAGCGGGAGGAACTCGCCCGCGTCGCGCGCCGCGCCTGGTGGGCGGCCGAGCGCGGACTGATCCATCTCGTGCAGCGTCGCCACCGGTCGGACGATTACAGCTATCTCGCCATCGCCCGCCCGAAGCCGAAGCAGGCCTCGGTCTCGCTGTCCTCGCTTCTGCTGGCGGAGGTGGCGTGATTGCATCTGATCGCAACAACCGCCCCAGCCTCGACGACATCCCCACCATGCCGGTCGGCGAGATCGCAAAGCTTCCGGCGGAGCATCTGGCGCTGCTCCAGGAGGATGCCGCCGCCGCCCTGGATGCCGCCAAGCGGCTCAAGGAGTGGCTCGAAGGTGCGATCGCGCGTCGCTACGCCGACGCGGCAGCGACGGTGCGCCGGGCCGAGGGCAAGGACACCGGCCTCGTTCGTTTTGAGGACGGCGCCGTCGTCGTCGCGGCCGATCTCCCGAAGAAGGTCGACTGGGACCAGTCGCTGCTCGCCGCACTCGTCGAGCGGATCCGTGCGAGCGGGGAGAACCCGGCCGATTACGTCGACATCGGCTTCAAGGTCCCCGAGCGCAAATACACCGCCTGGCCCACCGCTATCCGCGAGGCCTTCGCCGCCGCCCGCACGGTGCGGACCACTAAGCCGACCTTCCGTCTCACCATCAAGTCCGAGGATACCCGATGACCAGCTCTGCTGCCCTGACCGAGATCCGCAAGCGCCACTACGCGCTCGAAGCGCTGCCCGACACCATCGTCATTCCGGTGCTCGGCGAAATCCGCCGCGAACAGGTTGTCAAGCCGATCGAGGACGCCACGCTCGACGATATCGCCTTCGCCTTGCTGGGTGTCGAAGCCGAGTTCAGCGCCGTCGGCGACCGCCTGCACGCCTTGCGCAAACTCTATGGTCTCGCCCGGCAGGCCGGCGCGCGCGGGAGTGAGTGCGCGCTCGATGTCGCGTCACGCAACGCGGGAGGCAGCTGATGGCGCTGCGCATCGTCAGCGCCGACGAACGGCTGTCCGCGGCCGGCGCCAAGACCACCATGGCGATTTTCGGCCCGAGCGGCGTCGGCAAGACATCCTTGCTGAAATCGTTGCCGCCTGCCGAGACCCTCTGCATCGACCTCGAGGCAGGCATGAAGTCCGTCCAGGACTGGCCAGGCGACAGCATCCCGGTGCGCACCTTCACGGACGCCCTCGACATCGGCTGCCTCGTGGGTGGCATCAATCCCGCCGCCGATCCGAATGGCTTCTTCTCCGAAGGCCACTACCAGCATTTGGCGCAGGCTTACCCCGACCTGGTCCGGATGATCGCGGGCAAGCACATCGTCTTCGTCGACAGCATCACCGACCTGACCCGCCAGGCAATGGCGTGGGCGAGGACGCGGCCGGAAGCCTTCTCCGAGAAAAACGGCAAGCCCGATCCGCGCGGCGCCTACGGTCTTCTCGCCCGCGAGGTGATCGGGCTGCTGAAACACCTGCAGCATGCGGCCGGCAAGACGGTGATCTTCGTCGGCATTTTGGAAAAGGTAACCGACGAGTTCAATCGCTCGACCTGGCAGCCGCAGATGGAAGGCGGCAAGGCCGGCCGCGAACTCCCCGGCATCGTCGACCAGGTGATCTCGATGAGCCTGTTCGAGCCCGAGGGCGACGGCTGGCGCCATGATCCCGAACGCGCCGACACGCGCCGTCTCGTGTGCCGTGCCGGCAACCCCTACGGCCTGCCGGCGAAGGATCGCTCCGGTCGCCTCGACATCACCGAGCCGCCCGACCTCGGCGCGCTCCTCGCGAAGATCAACTCCCCCAGGAAAGGATGACTGCGATGACCTTCGACATGAACGATGCCGAGCCCCAGGCCGGCGGCGACCTGATCCCCGACGGCACCTTCGCCCGGGTGACCATGACCGTCCGCCGCGGCGGTTCCGATGGCGAGAGCGAGATCGACCGGGGCCTGCTCAAGGCGTCCAACGCGCCCGGCAGCGACGTCAAGATGCTCGACTGCGAGTTCACGGTGGTCGAGGGCCCGTACGCGCGGCGCAAGTTCTGGCAGATGTTCACGGTGTCGGGCGGGAAGGCCGACGACAATGGCGTGTCGATCGGCTGGAAGATCTCCAAGAGCATCTTCCGGGCGATGATCGACAGCGGGCTCGGGCTCGATCCGAAGGACATGAGCGAGGCTGCGAAGGCGAAGCGGGTCTTGCGCGGCCTGTCGGATCTGACCGGCATCACCTTCGTCGGCGTCATCTCGGTCGAGCCCAGCAGCAATCCCCGCTACGGCGACAGCAACCGGCTGGCGCGCGTGGTGCTGCCCACTGAACCCGAGTGGCGTCGTGTCCTGGACGGCGAGTCCGTGCCGCCCGCCCTGGGCAAGCCCCGCGCACGGTCCGCGCCGGCTGCTGCTGCTGCCACTGTCGCGCCCGCCTGGAACCCGGCCACGCCTGCGAAAGCACCTCAGGCGGCCCCGGCAGCAGCCCCGGTGTCGGGTCCGAGCTGGCTGAACGGGTGACCGTCATGACCTCGGACGAATGGCAGGCACACATGACTCGGGAAGCAGCCAGGGCGATCGGCACATGGCTCGAAGGACGCGGAAGGCTTCATCAACCCATCGCCAGTCTCACCCTGGCGGATCTCGAGGCCATGGCCGCCAACGCGATCTCGCGTTTTGTGGTGCTGGGCATGGAGCGGATCAGGGATCGCTCGGCCGACGCCGCGGCCCTGACCCAGTTCTTGCTCGCGTAACGCCCTGCGCCCTGTGTGGCCGGGAGGGGCGTGGCTTCGGCTACGTCCACCGGCTGCTCTGGGACCACTTTCCCTACTACCGCTTCTGCTCGATGCGCTGCCTCGACGGCGGCTCGGCACTCGCCAACAGGAACAACGGCATGATCGACAAGACGGACATGGAACGGAAGGCCATCAGGGACGCCCGGCGATTCCTGGCCGAGACACTGACGGAACTCGGGCTGCTGGCGCCGTTCCACGAGCGCGACGCCGCCGACATCGATCGCATCATCGAGGCCTGTGTCGACGGCTTCCAGGACTCGATGCAGCGCCAGTCCGCCGCGGGCGACGTCCCGTTCTGAGGAGCCATCGATGATCGACCTGAACCACGGCTCGCACGCCCTGTACGGTACGCCCCCGGCGCCTGGTGTCGCCGATCGTGTCAATGCGCTGATCGACCAGGCATTGGTCGAGCGCAACCAGGCGCGGCGTCCCCGCGATTATCTCGGCGGCAGCCGGATCGGCGAGCCGTGCGCGCGCAAGCTCGCCTACGAATACGCCCATGCGGCCGTCGATGCCGGAAAGGGGTTCGACGGGCGAACGCTCAGGATCTTCGACGCGGGCCACCAGTTCGAGACGCTGTCGGTGCAATGGCTGCGGGCCGCCGGCTTCGACCTGCGCACCCACCGGTCCGATGGAGAGCAGTTCGGCTTCGTGACCGCCAACGGCCGTATCCGGGGCCACATCGACGGCGTGATCGTCGCCGGTCCCGAGATCGGCGCACCTTGGCCGCTCCTGTGGGAGCACAAGGCGCTCAACAGCAAGTCCTGGTCCGACACCGTGCGGCGCGGGGTTCAGCTGTCCAAGCCCGTCTACTACGCGCAGCTGCAGATCTACATGGCCTACATGGACTTGCAGGCCGCGCTGTTCACGGTGCTGAACAAGGACAGCCAGGAACTCCACCACGAGCTCGTGGCCCTGGACCCGCGGGCCGCCCAGGCGCTGTCCGACAAGGCCGTCGACGTGATCCGGGCCGCCGAGGCCGGCGATCTGCCGCCCCGGATCGCCACCAGTCCCGACTTCTACTTCTGTCGCTGGTGCGCCTACGCGCAGCGCTGCTGGGAGGGCGCGGTATGACTTTTACGCCATCGCCCCAGCAAGCCGCCGCCATTCGCGCGATCGTCGACTGGTACCGCACGCCTGATCGCAGGCAGCAGGTATTCAGGCTGTTTGGGTATGCCGGAAGCGGAAAGTCCACCATCACCTTGCACGCCATCGAGGCTCTCGGCCTGGAACCGATGTGCAGGGAGGGGGGCGGCGCCGGCGGCGTGTTGTTTGCGGCCTTCACCGGCAAGGCGGCGCTGGTGATGACCCGCAAGGGCACGCCGGCCTCGACTATCCACAGCCTTATCTACCGGGTCTCGGAGGCAACGCCGGAGGAGATCGCCCGCGTCGAGAAGGAGCTGTTTGACCTGCAGCGGACCGTGCACCGGATGCCGCCGGCAGAGCGGGCCTTCGCTGAGACCCAGATCCGCCGACTGCAGCTGCGCCTGGCCGATATCCACAAGCCGCAGTTCCTGCTGAACGACAAGTCGCTGGTGCGCGATGCCGACCTGATCGTGCTCGACGAGGTGTCCATGGTAGGGCCCGAGATGGCGGCCGACCTGCTGGCCTTCGGCAAGCCGATCCTGGTGCTGGGCGATCCCGGTCAGCTGCCGCCGATCAAGGGCGCGGGTGCGTTCACCGGTGCCGCCCCCGACGTGATGCTGACCGAGGTCCATCGCCAGGCGGAGGAGAGCGCGATCCTGAGGCTCGCGACCCTGGCCCGACAGGGGGAGCCGATCCCGTACGGCTCGCACGACGACCATGTCTGGAAGATGCGCCGGAGCGAGGTGGCGCCGGACCAGCTGCTGCGTGGTGGGCAGGTCATCTGCGGCCGCAATGCGACCCGGCTTCACCTCAACCGCGCCATGATGCGGGCCGCGGGCTTCGACGGCGTTCACCCACAAGGCTGTGGCGAGAAGATCATCTGCCTGAAAAACCGCCATGACCTCGGTCTGGTGAACGGCATGTTCGTCACCCTCGACGACATCCAGGACGTCGACCGGCTGTCGTTCAGCGCCACGCTGTCGACCGAGGACGGCGTGACCGTCGCGGGCCGGCGCCGGTTCTACAAGGGCCACTACGACGATCACGTCGTGCTGGATGCGGAGCGGGCCCGCCGTGACTGGCGCGACATGCGCAGCCTGATCGAGACGGTCTGGGGCTACGCCATCACCGGCCACAAGGCGCAGGG